CGCTCTATGCTGCCTGGCGTTAAGATTGATTGTAGGGACTCCGGAGCTATCATGGAGATACCATACATCACGCCAGCCGACTACTTCACTTTGACACCGTCGGGGTCGTCGTCCAACTTGCCTGCTTACAATAGAGGCAACATCAATTTGGTCGTTTTGGCGCCACTCACCACTGGGCTGTCGGCGGAGCAAGCGGTGTACTTTTCCATATACGTGTATTTCGAAGATGTGGAGCTCGTAGGACCCATCGTGCCGCAGGTCAATGGAAAGCGCAAGAAGCGCGCTTTCAAGAGCGTTTCCGAGATGGAGGCGGAGGCCATAGGCACCGGTCCCGTTTCAAAGGGCCTTTCCATTGTGTCCTCCGCAGCTAGCTCCCTTTCTGCCATACCAGGTTTGGAGGTTGTAGCCGGCGCCACGTCGTGGGTTGCAGGCATTGGTGCAGGCATTGCTTCTATGTTCGGTTGGAGCAAGCCTATGCTTCTTAACGGGCCACAGCTCTCTGTGCGCGCACGCGACCACTATCTGGCCACATCCGACGGGGTGTCATCGGCTGTACCACTGGCACTTAGAAGCGACAATGCGGTGGTCATTAAGAACGACCTGTCATACTATGATGGCGACGAGATGTCATTTGCCTTCCTCAAGCGGCAGGAGGCTTTGGTCAACACACTCTCGTGGAACGTAACATCACCCATAGAGACTGTTCTCTATTCCATCAAAGTGGACCCAGGAGCTGTGTTTGCTTCAAAAACCGTTTCCAGCGGGGGAAAGGTCTTCACCTATGGCACTGGGCCGCCCATATGGTATCTTTCCAAGCTCTTCGGGTTTTGGCGAGGATCCATGCGTGTGCGGCTAGAGTTCGCTAAGACCGATTTCCACGCGGGACGCTTGCAGGTAACGTGGACACCGCGCCCTGATGGCAACACACCCACGACCGTCACTGGCATGTATGCGATACGCGAGATCGTTGACCTACGCACCACTGACACTCTCGAGTTTGAGTTGCCGTACTTGATGCCCACAGCGTACCTTCCTGTAGGCTCACCAATGGGTACTTTTACTGTAACGGTGCTCAACGAGCTTCGTGCTCCTGAGACCGTAGGCACCACTGTACCTGTGCTTGTGTACTGGAGTGCGGGCAACGACTTTGAGTTGGCGGCGCCGGGCTCCACAGGCACTGTATGGCCGCCATTCTCTCCACAGGTGTTGACGGACACTAGTGATGTGCTTACGGAGGGCGCCATTGCCACCAGTGAGGTCCCTGCGATGAGTACGCGTGAGGCTTCGGAGTGCATAGGCGAGCTTTTTACGTCTGTTCGCCAACTTACCGCACGTAGTAACCAGATCTACCAGGACACCACGTCGACCGTCATCAGTTCTTCCGTGAGTGTTTGGCCTTGGTTTGCTTCGGTGACCCACCCGGTAGCTGGTGTCATTACAGCACCCCATGCTGGGGGAGATGTGTTCTCCTACGTGGCGCCCATGTACGCGCTCATGCGCGGAAGCATGCGCGTGCAGATGGTCATACCAACGACCACTAACGTGCCAGTGACCGGATGCATCAACATCAGGGCAGACACTGTGTCGAGGTGTCTAGGCCCGGGACACGGGCTTGCTACTGGTGGCGCTGCCTACGTGGACTGGCAGGCTGGCACAACCGCAGTG